AACTTGCGGATACTGTGGTTTATAAGGAGTAAATACAAGATTACCTGATGAATCTATAGTGAATGTATAAGTAACCCCAGCGGTTGGGGAAAGCGTTCCCGTTCCCCATATGTCTGAACTACTAACCCAATTCCCGGAAGTATCAGCCCATGAAGTTGGGCCAAGGCCAGTTAAGTTAGCTGCATCTGGAGTAAATATATGCCCAGCAACTTCTGTCGGAACAAATCCGGTTAATGCAAGACTGCCAGATGGTACATACCAAAGCTGAGAAAGTCTAAAATCAGGCGATGACCCTGTAAGAGTTAAGGAACCAGCATCTGGTTGGTTCTGACCTGTTTCTACAGCAGTCGGTATAAAGTTTGCATTATCCCAGTTATCAGAAGAAGCCGCCCATGTGCCTCCATAATTAGCCCAACTATACGTCTGAACTATTTCAATAGAGGCGTTGTCAGGAGAAATTACAAACCCTTCCCCATTAGCTGGCACTTTACCTGTTAGAGTAAGTGTTGAAGCGGTTATTACAAAGTTGTACATTCTCCCAATATCTGGAGAATAAGCAGTAAATGTAAGGTCTGCTTTATCTACAGATGTATTTGTCCCAACAGCCATCTGAGGAACAGGGCCACTACTCCAGTCACCAGTAGAATCACGCCAAGAACTTGTTAATTGATCCCACTCATAAGATTGTACTATTTCGAGATTAGCAACACCGGGAGAGATAAAAAATTCTCGTGCAAAAGAAGGAATAGAACTACTTAAAGTTAGGTCTCCTTTTGCTGGAGATATAGCAGGGCCATCCCACGCACGTTCATATTGCGGGTCTTCCCAATCACCACCAGCAGCAATCCATGATGTTATTGCCATTTATGCACAATCCTTAGACTTTCGGATATTTAGCCTTGATTTCTGCAACTCTAGCTTGCCACGCTTCCAAACCATTCTCAGTTATAAACTCTATCTGATCTTCGGCCACGCCATAAAGAATCACTCTAGCCTTAACACCAGATTCTTGCTTGTATACCCAAGTTTGCACCCACTCCCCATCTACAAATTCCGGGGTTCCGAGTGATGCAGAATGTCCTTCCGGTGCATTTGGCTCAACGTTGGTAATATCACGGTTGGATAGTTCCCCCACTTCCTTGGGAACCAAATCCCAAACTTCAACCTTCTTACCATCTGAGATTCCAAACTCACCCTGTACGGCTTTGTACCCCTTTTTAGTTGGAATAGCCGTTTCTAAAACCTCCTCTACACCGTAATCCACTCTTATATTTTCATCTTCAAGGGCATTTACGGGAAAAGATGTACTTGGATTATCCGCTCTTAACTGTTTTTCTGTGTACGGAAAAACCTCGCCTTTTATATATTTCATATTGTGCCTCTAGAATTGAATCGAGCCTGTACCGGCTGTGAATTTATAAACTTTATACCCTGCCCTATCTGTATTTGGGGTTGTATTTCCTGTAGAGCCATTTACAGTTAGTTCAATAGGCACAACCGAAAGATCATCGAACTCATCGGAGTAAGCTATAATGACAACACCATCACCACCATCCCCACCTGTCGCAGTATCACTAGAACCTGCACCACCTCCTCCTCCGCCTAAGCCATCTGTACCATTACTACCATTACCACTAGTCTCACCACCCTGACCGCCGCCGCCAGCACCACCTGAACCCCTCTCTCCGGACGAGCCTTGTGCGCCACCACCTCCACCGGCATAAGTTACTGAGGAGCCTGTAATAGAGTTTGCTTCCCCAGCACCCCCAGCACCATTGCTACCACCACCAGTATTACCAGTCGCACTTTTCCCGCCACCGCCACCACCGGGTTCGCCGCCGTTTCCAGCACCGCCATCATTACCTTGCCCAGCAATTCCGCTGCCAGCACCACCATTTTTTGATCCACCGCCACCAGAGCCACCTGATCTGCCACCACTGTTCGCACCTTTTGTGCCGCCACCGCCACCACCAGTTGACGTAATGCTAGAGAATACTGAATTAGTACCATCACCCCCTTGATAAGGTGTAACAGTTCCTGCACCACCAGTACCTACAGTAACAGTAATATTTGTTCCCGCTAAAACAGCGAATCCAACTGCACTCTGCATACCACCAGCGCCACCACCTCCTCCACCTTGATTAGAGGCTATGGCACTACCTCCACCTGCCCCAGCACCAGCGACTACAAGGTACTCAACTTCATCGGTTGGATTACCAGTATTGGATGCAGCCATTAATCCTACTTTAAATGCTCCTAGTGGCATAATATTCTCCTTAACCCATGTCTGCGCCAGCTTGGAAGCCGTACCAAATTGTTCCTTCATCCAGCGTAAAGAAAGTATAAACATCTATTTTTGCAGCGCCACTTGTTACGTCAGGAGCAGAACCGCCAGCCCAATCAACACTGGCAGGCCATGCAATAGTTCTATCTGAAGAATCCTGAGTCCAGATTAAAGTAAAGGCGCAAGATTTACCAGTAGGAGATGGATTACTAAAAGTAAAAGTAGTATTTTGATCTGGGGTAATAGTAAATACATTACCTGTTGTTAGATCAATATCAACAGTAGCAGCCGCTGCAAGAGCGCTTTTAGTTTCTGAATAATCCTTCATCTCAGGACGCTGTACAACGCCGTCAGCAAAGTTAGTAACCAAAGAGGCATCGGAAGTAACCGCCTTTGACGCTTCTGCTGTACCTTGCGTAGTAACATCTAGAGTGTTTAATTCGGCAGTTGTGCCTGTATACCCATCAATTAAATTTAACTCAGTCGCAGTTGCTGTAACTAATGTACCACCAAGCTTCAATCCATTTGTCCCGTCATGAGAGGCAACGTCAAAGTCATATGCTCCATCCGCAATCGTAACATCTCCACTTGCATCTGCTGTTAATACTTTAGATGCTTCTGAAGTTCCTTGGGTAGTAACATCGAGAGTGTTTAATTCAGCCGTCGTACCAGTGTATCCATCAATTAGATTAAGTTCAGCCGCAGTTGTTGTGACAGCAGCAGCGCCAAGCGTAGTAAATTGAGCCTGTAATACAGATTTCACGAGACGAATCTGGTCGTCCCCTTGTGAAATTGCATCTGTAGCCAGCGGATTTGTAGCACTTAGTTGGCTAATATATGTAGCAGTTTCAACGCCCATGATATACCCCCTATGCTAGTTCAAATATGCCGCTGGCACTTGGTGTGACAGTAAGCGTGTTATCTTCTGCTAAAGTAAACTGAGAACTAGTCAGTTTAGAAAAGCAAACTAATTTACCACCGGACTGATAAACAACTGCATACTTAATATTCTCAATTGTTCCGCCAGTAGCAGTCCATACAACAGCAGTTGAATCAAAACGATACTTATCAGTTGCAACAGAAGCCCATGTACGTGATGTAACAGAAGCCCCACCTGTTGTATACCCATTGCCATTAGCAACCTCACTAGCAAGTGAAGCATATGTGGATAGCGCTGCATTATTTACATTAGCGCTACCTGCGCTTGTATGAAGTGATAAATAAAAACCAACACCTGCACCGTCTAAATCAAACTGACCATTGCCTATATATTCCCTAAAGGAATTGTAAAAACTCCAAGCAGTAGCCGCCATTTTATACTACCTCCTCTTTTAATTTTAATGAATCTGGATTTTTAATAATGTGTGAAATAAGGCCATCTCCATGTACAGCCAGATCGTAATGTTCGCCTGTTTTAGAAATCATATCAACGAACTCTTTTGCTTGATGGTAATGTGCCGCAGTACATAGAAACTCTTTTCCAGATACAACAACATCTATAACTTCCTCACCATCATTTTCTGGTTGTTCATAAGCATGATGTTCTCCGATAATACAACTATCAAATCCATACATCTCAAACTTATGAAATCCCAGCATCCTTAACAAATGGACAGCCCTTAATGCAACTGTAGCGCCGCCCATTATCGGGTAATATTCTTCCCCGTAAACTTCTTTTAAAAGATCAAAGTTATCATCTCCAGCGCAATGCCATATCCATACTTTATTATCCTCAAGATTTTCAAATACAGAAGGATGGCACTGAGATGATATAAAATATTTACATTCTTCAACCAGTGGGTAAACAAATCTATTATTAAATTCCCTACTATCCAGCATTATCCTTGCTGAAGGAAT